CGGGAACATAAGATTTGTCCTCTTTGGTTGAAGTATCCTCAGAATCGAATCGTCCAAACTCGATCCGAGGCCGTACCCAAAGAAGGACATCGCGAAAGATTTTTAAATCGAACAGGTCGTACGGGTATTCAAAATACACCGTCATGTTCCTGTCGATCCTCCCACGAGGTCGATCCTGGGACCCCAATTCCACACTTCTCTCGCCGACACCCAGGTATTTCCACCACCACGTCTGAATATCAGACACGGTCGCGTCCACCCTGCGCCTTTCTACCAGTCTGAGCTCACCCAGAACTGGAAGATTGACTTCCCGTACAGGAATCCAGCGGTACCATACAAGAAAATCCTGAAAAAGATTCTCCCGAGACAGGTACTTGTAAAACCCGATCGAGGCGTGACTCCCTTTTAAAACACCATCCTCTACGACGAACCCGTTTGGCAAACAGATTCACCGCTATGGTGAGAGAGCCGTCGGGAATTCTCAGAAACATTTCTGAATCCAAGTCTTCCTTCTTTGGCCGTACGAAGGGCCTGACCTTGAAGTCTCCCATAAATGAGATTCCCCTAGAGTCAGACCAAAAGAAGCGAGAATTGAGACTGAAGAAGTGGTTTGAGACGAATGTCTTACCAGAGGACAAAGTAAGTCCACAGGATTTTACTCCAGCGAACCACGCGTCAATTATCTCTGGCAAGGCCCGAAACACGATATCGTCACCGTTGATACGAAACCTGTTCTCCTGCAGACCAGTACAATAGGTTGCTGCACACAGGTTCTGAAGGCATAGGAAAGGAAAAGACAGGGGAGACCCCATCAATTGACCTCTGGTGTGGCCCACTATGCGTCCATCGCTACCGAGGATCTCGCCTCGAAGGGTATCAACAGCACATTGGATTACGTGCCAAGGAATCTCCGAGAAGCACCTTCCGAACTCCCGAAGGAGAACTTCTTGAACTTCAATAGAGAGATTATCCGTCGCATTCTCGTAATCACCCGAAACCCAGGAACCATGAACGTCCCGGAAGGCCTCGAAATGATCACGACCTACCTCACCGCGGACGCACCAAGGCTGGCTCGAACACACTTCGTAAACAAAGTTGTGGAGCGGAAGGAAAAGATCTAGCTCTTCCATGCACTTGGTGATACCACGCGCTTTTCCAGAGTCCTGGACGACAGCGAATTTAAACAGGGGATCCAGAGTGGGACATCGTTGACGCCTATCTAAAGGGTCATGTTCACCATTCTGAGGACGGTAATAACCGTGGTCTAAACAGAATCGACGAAACTGTGTAAGACCGATCGGAAAACAAGATCGTTT